TTTGTGTGAAACTGCACAGTTACCAGGCTCCACAATGGGACAAATTATTGTGCCATTCCGTGGCAGACAATTAAAAATGGCCGGTGATCGTACATTCGATGCATGGACAGTAACAATCATTAATGATACTGACTTTGCAATTCGTGATGCGATGGAAAGATGGATGAACGGTATGAATGCACATAGTGCTAATACTGGTCTTTCATCACCAATTGCATACGAAGCTGATCTTAAGGTTGATCAATTAGATCGTGATGGTGGAGTTCTTAAGACTTACACCTTTAGAGGTTCATTTCCTCAAGATCTGTCACCGATCGATCTTGCATATAGTTCAAACGATGAAATTGAGAGATTTCAAGTTACATTTGCATATCAGTACTTCGAGTCGAACACAACAAGCTAGATAAATAAAGAGAGGCGGTTCTGCTGCCTCTCTTACTATTTTTTATAAGGAAGTGAAATGGCTGAAGAAGCAGGAAATAGCGAAGGTATCAAACTCTTTGGGTTTGAAATCAAACGTTCAAAAAAGAAAGAAGCAGAAAAACTTCCTTCTATTGTGCCTCCGCGTGATGACGAGGGCGGAAGCTATCAAACTGCATCAGGTACACATTATGGTCAATATCTAAATTTAGATGGTGACGACTCAAAAGATAATTATCAATTGATTATGAAATATCGAGGTAATGCGATGCATCCAGAAGTTGATGCTGCCATTGAAGATATTGTAAATGAGTCTATTACTGGTGCTCAAATGGAACAAACATTAGATCTTAACTTAGACGATGTTAAAGCTCCAGACAGAATTAAAAAAGTTATTAAACAAGAATTTGATGACATTTATGGTATGCTTAATTTTAAAGAATTAGGTCACGATATTTTTAGAAGATGGTACGTTGATGGTAGAATTTACCATCACTTAGTCGTGAATGAAGATAATCCAAAAGAGGGTATCCAAGAAATACGCCCAATCGATGCTGCTAAGATGCGCAAGATTAAAAAAGTAAAAACTAAAAAAGATCCTATTACTGGTGCTAAAATAGTTGAAAAAACTGAAGAATTTTTTATCTTTCAAGAAAAACCTGGTAGTTCAACATCAGGTATTAAAATGACATCAGATTCAGTAAGTTACGTAACTTCAGGGTTATTGACAGAAGATCGCAAGAAAATCGTTTCTTACTTGCATAAAGCTTTAAAGCCTATTAATCAGTTGCGTATGATGGAAGACTCTTTAGTTATCTATCGTCTTGCGCGGGCGCCTGAGCGTCGCATATTCTATATTGATGTCGGCAATATGCCTCGTGGTAAATCAGAAGAATATATGAAAAGTATTATGACTAAGTATCGTAATAAGCTCGTGTACGATGCAGCAACTGGTCAAATTAAAGATGATCGTAAACATATGTCAATGCTTGAAGATTTTTGGTTGCCACGCCGTGAAGGCGGTAAGGGTACTGAAATTAGTACATTGCCTGGCGGTGAAAATCTAGGCCAAATTGAAGATATTATTTATTTTCAGAAAAAAGTTTATCGTTCATTAAATGTACCTATTAATAGATTAGAACAAGAACAGCAATTTAGTTTAGGTAGATCTACTGAAGTTAATCGTGATGAGTTAAAATTCCAAAAGTTTATTGATAGAATCAGAATGAGATTTGCTCATTTATTCTATGGCATATTAAAAAAGCAATTGATAATTAAAGGAATTATTACTGAAGAAGATTGGGAAGATTGGAAAAACGATATTACAGTTGATTACATTCGTGATAATCATTTTACTGAATTACGTGATGCAGAAATACTAAGAGAAAGATTACAGACGCTTGATCTTATGTCTAATTATGTTGGCGAATACTATTCTAAAGAATGGATTCAGAAAAATGTATTAATGCTTTCTGATGAAGATATTAATAATATGGCAAAAGAAATAAATGGTGAAGCAGAAGAAGAACCAGATGAAGAAGAGCAGCAAGCAGCACAACCAGCAGCTCAAAAATTTGAATTAAAACCTGTACAAGGAGATGACAGTGAGTGAAGTAGAAACCCAACAGCCTGAATGGCCATCAGCTCAAGAGCTTATTCAACAAGCCTTAGATCAAGATTATAATAAAGCCAATAAGACCTTTGGTAGTATGATGACTATTAAATTAGATGATTTATTAGATCAAGAAAAAATTAGATTAGCAGATCAAATTTTTAATGGAGCATCAGATGACGATAATGATGATGACGTCGTGGGGGATGAAGATGGTATTGATCAGCTCGAACTTGACCTTGAAACAGAGGGCGAGTCTGAAGCCGATGAATCGGGAGATGAGGAAGATGACGAAGTCGAAGAAGAAGATGACGATGTGGATGACGTAACTGATGAAGAAGTTGAAGAAATGTTAGACGAAATCGAAGATGAAAAGTAATAAAAGTATAAATAAAGGTAACAAATGAGAACTTTTAGCGAATTAAGAAAAAAAGGTATGCCAGCCGGTGAACATGTTTTCGATACTAAAATCGGAAAAAATCATCTAATGGTGCATAAAGAAAAGGGAAAATTTGTTACCTATATAGACATGGAGAAGTTAGATACTTATCCATCTCTAGGAATGGCTAAAAAAGCCGGCGCAGAATTTATAAAGGTATCTAAAAAATGAAACTGATTGCTGAATACAACGAAGATCATCTCGAGGTCTTAACAGAAGCAAAGGCTGATGGTGGAAAGAAATATTCCATTGAAGGTGTATTCATGCAAGCAGAAACAAAGAATCGTAACGGTCGAATATATCCGAAGCCAATTATGGAAAATGCAGTTAGCAAATATGTAACTGAACAAGTTTCCAAGGGCCGAGCTGTAGGTGAACTAAATCACCCTGAAGGACCGACTGTTAACTTAGACAAAGTTTCTCACAAAATCGAATCCCTTGATTGGAAAGGTAACGATGTTGTGGGTAAGGCTACTATTTTGGAAACACCAATGGGCATGATCGTTCGCGGTTTGCTCGATGGCGGTATCAACTTAGGAGTCTCGACTCGTGGTATGGGAAGTTTGGAACGAGGTAATAACGCAATGATCGTCAAGGATGATTTTCTACTCAATGCAGTAGATATTGTTCAGGATCCATCGGCACCTAGCGCATTTGTTAATGGAGTTATGGAAGGTGTTGAGTGGGTATGGAACAACGGTATTATCGAAGCACAAACTATTGAAAGAATGGAGACCGAAATTAAGAAAGCTCCTCGTGCTGATCTCTATGAGACACAGGTTCGTGAGTTTAAGAATTTCCTCTCGTTGCTCAAAACTAAATAAAAAAGGAGTCAATTATGACTGAAGAAAATCAAGAAATTGAACTCCATGATGACGAGAACGAAATCGTGGAAGCTCAAACTCATGATCCAAAAAACGCTGAGGCACAGTCTATAGCATCTGTTGATAAAGCAGGTGAAGCTACAGGTACTGCACCAAAGCGTAAAGGTGATCAAACAAAACAAGATCCGATGCCTAAGACAAAAGCCGCACTAATGGCTGGCATGATGGGTAAACTGCAGAAAATGTCAAGAGAGCAATTGAAAGCAGCTTACATGGAAGGATTTAATGTTGACGAAGATGCAGTTACAGCAATTGCTGAAACTCCAGAACTCGATGTCAATATTGATTTTTCAGAAGATCTTAATGCACTCGTCGCAGAAGAGGCAACTCTTTCTGATGAGTTCAAGGGTAAAGCAGAGACAATCTTTGAAGCAGCTATTAAATCAAAATTAGCTGAAGAAATTGATCGTCTTGAAGAGAAGTACGACGAAGAACTTGCTGAAGAAGTTGCTACTACTAAAGCAGAACTCGTTGAAAAGGTCGACAGCTACTTAAACTACGTAGTTGAGAATTGGATGGAAGAAAATAAACTTGCCGTCCAGTCTGGTTTGCGTACAGAAATCGCTGAAGGATTTATGAACAACTTGAAAGATTTGTTCACTGAGTCTTACATCGAAGTACCAGAATCAAAAGTTGATCTCGTTGATGAATTGGCAGAAAGTGTTGAAGAACTGGAAACAGCTCTTAACGAAACAACTGCTAAATCAATCGAAATGCAGGGTGAATTAGAAGACTTACAGCGCGAAAAAATTGTGCGTGAACATGCTTCTGATCTCGCCGAAACTCAAGTTGAAAAACTTATGAAGTTGGCCGAAGATCTTGACTTCGAAGATTGGGACACTTTCTCTACGAAAGTCGTTCAAATCAAAGAATCATACTTCACCAAAAAAGTAACTGATACAGCTGATATTGTAGAAGACGATGATGGATCTGATCCAGTAAATGTTTCTTCAGCAATGGAACAGTATCTAAATGCAATCAAACAATCGAACAAATAATTGGGAGTCCAAAATGCAATCCTATGATACTCTGATCGAGAAATGGGCACCGGTACTGAACGAAGAATCAGCTGGTACTATTACTGATCGTCACAGAAAAGCTGTTACTGCAGCAATTCTAGAAAACCAAGAAATCGCCCTTCGTGAGCAAGGCCTCATGGAGACTCCAACTAACGCAGCCGGCGCAGGTACTGTGGCTTCTGGCGGTGCAGCTGATAACTGGAATCCAGTTCTCATCGCGCTTGTCCGTCGCGCAATGCCTAATCTTATGGCATATGACATCTGTGGCGTTCAGCCAATGTCAGGTCCAACTGGTCTCATCTTCGCGATGAAGTCACGCTATAAGACAACTAAAGCTGGTGTAGTAAATGGTGATGAAGCACTATTTGCAGAAGCCGCTGTTGGCTTCTCAGGTGATTCATCTGCAGCTGCTCAAGGCGAGCCATCAGGCCTCGTCGGTTTGACTGATGCTAACTCTGATTCAAGCATCAACAACGAGCGTGCTGGTCCAGTAACTGGTGATGCTTACACAACACCAGAAGCTGAAGCACTCGGTGCAGCCGGTG